GCCATAAGTTACTCCTTTAGGTTTGTCGCAAAAATGATACATTGTATTCTGCACTAGAGGCAGCTGAACACAAGCCTTGTAGTTTATCGCCAGTTTCTAAAGTGATCTTGGTTGTAATTTCTATTGTAGTTCCAAATGGTAATGAAACATCATTTAAAATGTGTCTCAATGATCCACCAGATTTTGTAACACTTAGATCGATAGTTACATCTGCGCTACTTCCACTAACATTAGAAACCAAAATACCTATAACAGTTTCAGTTGTTGAACTAGGTACTGCGTCAACAATATCGCCTGCTGATGTACCTAAAACACCTTGAACTGAATGTAATGTATCTGCCATAAATTATTCCTTTCTTATGATAAAGCCAATACTAATCCTAAAGAAACACCACCTGCTAAATTGGCAATATCCCCTGCTGTTGTCTTTTTTAAATTATTACTATCATCTGCGTCGCCGATCAAAACTATATCTGCCGAAGCTACTGTTGCTGATGTTGCGCTATTTGGTGAAATAACCAATGTTGAAGAAAAAGCACCAGAGGTAGCAGTTGCACCACCAGATAAACCAGATGTACCAGAGGTTGTAATTGTTACACCTGTTATGTCGCCCTCGCCAATAAAACTAGCCCAACTTGAGCCATTGTAAAACATAAGGGCGTTTGTATCTTTTAAATAAGCAAACATACCCTCACTTGGACTTGATATGGCCGAATCGCGTGCGCTTGAATCAGCGAATACCATTATCACTTGTTCTTGTAAGTATGTGTTAAATTCTGTTGCGGTGATTAGATCACCAGTTGCGTATACTTTAAATCCTGCTCCTGCCAATTTTATACCTTTCTATGCGTAAGCAAATCTTGTTCCCTCACCTAGTTTAGCTTGTCCTAGAATCCATGCTGAAGAACCTGCTGGGCTTAATGTTAGTGTCCATGTCCATGATTGTGCAAGTGCCGAGACATTGTGTTGTATACTTTCAATTAATACCTCATCTTCAAAACTTGAACTATCTGGATTGACAACCTTTACCTTAATTCTGTCGCCAAACTCTCTACCAAGTGCTTGATTCCATAATAGCGTATTTTGTCTTGGATTTACTACCAATTTATCAAATCTTATTTGTGGTTGTGATGTTTCTGCCACCTTTTGTTGAATTAAAGAAGCAACATTAGCGTCCGATACATTTATTGTTGTTTTTTGGCTAAGAAAAGCACCATAATTTAAAACTGAATCTGCGTCTGCAGTATATTGTGTTGTACCACCCTCTTTTGACCATTCATAAATGTTTATAATTTCTTCATCATCAAAAGAAACGCCAACATCAGCATAAGGTAAATTCGATCCGTCATTACTAAATGTTGCTTGCACATTAATTGCTTTTGTATTTGATAGCCTATAATCTCTATTTCTAAATGTTACATCGCCGTCTTTTGCTACAAAGAATTGTGCATTTTCTGCCGTTTCGCATTCTTGTAATGCAGTTAATATATTATCTGTACCTGCTTGATTGCCAACCTGTAATGTACCAGTATTTATATCTCGTCGATCAGAAGGCCAACCAATTGCGTCAAGTATATTTGTAACCCTTGTGCTTGATAATTCATTTGTTGTAGGTGAAAAAGACAACCTTGTAGATTGTCCAATTTCAGAAAATCCAGGCAGGCCTAATCTAAAACCTTTTGCTTGAATATCAGCTTGTCTAAATATTCTAAATGCGTCGCTTGCAGTTATTGTTACAACTGAATCATTACCACTGGCAGGGTAAGAAACTGGTATTTTATCTAAAAAGCCTTCGAATATTCTGTATGTTGTTGAATCATAAACAGCAGACACTTTTACCCTTTTTAATGGTTGTATTTTTGTTTTTCCTGCTGATGAATCATAATAAGGTGAACTTGTGTTTGTAGGGTTAAATCTATTGTCTGTATTTGATAAGATCATGGTTGCTCTACCTGCACCAAATTGTCCTAATTCATTTATACGACCTCTACTGGTATTAAATGACCTTACATAACTAGATATATCGGTAAAACTAGGGCTTGTATCAAATGGGTTAGAATCAAAAGCAATTTCTACCGTAATATTAACATTAGAATCAAAAGCAACACTCATAAGATAACATTTAGGCCTCTTTTTTGAGCCTCTATTGCCTTTAATGCGACCTCATCAGAGTTGATTTCGCCACTTATATTAAATTCATTTTTAAGACTAATTAAGGTTGTTACACCTCTACCACCAATTGAGGTTGTATCTTTAGCCAATGTTTCTGTTGCGGTAGTACTTGGTGTATCAAATACTGGTGGTGGTTTAGAGCTAACAGTTTCTACAGGTGGTTTCATATCCATTACTCGTCTTATATCAGAATAAATTTTACTTAATGTTTCACCTGTGCTTTCTGCAATAGAATTTAAAGCACCTCTTAAATTATCAAATGCCTTTACATCAGAAATTGCGTCATCTAATTTTCTTTTTGCCTCTGCAATTCTCATAAGGTTTGCAGGTGTCTTTGCAGTTGCGTCATTATATTCTTTTGTTGCGTCATTTAATCTGTCTTGAGATTCTTGTAAATCATCTAAGGCTCTTTGTTCTTCTGATCGTGCTGATTCTAATTCTCTCATGACCTTAATTACATTTTGGTCATCACCTACTGATTCTTTTTTAAGTTCATTTAATCTTTTTTGTGCAACAATTAATTCTTGTTTCTGTAACTCTGATTTATCTTCTACATCATTTAATCTTCTTACTGCCTCTTCTTGTCTTAATATTGCTAGTTTTTCTTCATCTGTAACCTTTGTTGCCTCTTCTCTAGCTTTTATAAGTTCTTCCTCTAAAAATTTAACCTTATCGGTTGCATCAGTAAGTCTTTTTTGTGCCTCTGCTTTGTCTTGTTCTCTTTCTTTACGCCTATTGAGTAATTTTTCATTATCTTTTATAATGTCGTTGTAGGCCTCTTCTGCGTCTATCATGGCCATAATCGCATTAAATTGATTATCTACCATTTCTTTTGATAATTCATTTACAGAATCAGCTTGGTCTTCTATCTGGTTTGTTGTTTGACCTAATGAACTTGCTAACATGTCTTGTTCCATTGCGTATCGTTCTGTATTTCTACTTGCGTCTATTTGTTGAATGTTGGCAATCTTTAATTCTTCTGCATATTCTTGATTTCTTCTTCTGTTTCTTTCAACAAAATCTGCTGCTGTCTTATGTCTTTCAGCCACTTTAGATAATTCAAATGCTATTTCTTGGTTACCTTTAACTGCAAATCTTACAACACCACCAAACAAACCATAGGTATCTGTGTTTTCTTTAAGCACTTTAAAATATGCTTTGACCTCTGGTAAACTATTTGTCATGGATTCCACAAAATCTGATGTACCCTCTATTGCACCTCTAATAGCAGGTTCAAATTCTTCTACAATGGTTGCACCTAATACTGCAAACCTATCTCTTAATATATCTGCTTGACCTTGTAATGAATCTATTTGTTTATCTGCAACTTCTTGCGTTGCACCACCAGAACTTCTTAACGCAGCCTCATATTCTCTTATTTGATCCCCCGCACCACTTAAAATCTTTACTGCGTCTGCAACACCACGATTTAAACCTAATTGATCTAAAGTAGCCGCTTTCATCTCATCAGACATAGGGCCAAGTACTCTATCTAATTCTTCGATAATATCTGCAACATTTTTCATATTGCCTTCTGTATCAAACATAGATAAACCTAAAGCTGCAAATTCTTCACTATTCTTTGCAGTTGCTCTTGGTATATCTCTAAGAACTTGATTTAATTTATCGCCTGCCTCAGCACCTTTTACACCTCGATCTGCAAATGCAGCCAATACTGCAACACCCTCTTCTATATCTTTATTAACAACCTTTAATGCCGCACCTGCCTTGGTAGTTAATGCTTCTGAGAACTGTTGAACACTTGCGTTTGCTAGTGTATTTGCCTTAACAAGAACATCTGTAACTCTTGTTAAATTCTCTAGGTTTTGTTTGGCGTCATTTACAGTTAAACCTAATGCAGATTGTGCGTCTGTGGCTAAATCAGTAGCTAACGACATATCAAACATACCTGCTTGTGCAAACTTAGCAACCTGTGGTAAAGCTGCAATAGATTGTTCTGCGTCTAAACCTGCTGACGCTAAGAAAAAGAAAGATTCTGCTGATTCTGTTGCTGATATTCTTGTAGAGGTTGCAACATCTCTAGCGGCTTGTGTCATCTTCTCTTGTTGTGCAACCGTTGTGTTCATGATTGCAAGAGATTGGTTTAATGCGTCTTCAAATTCTATAAATTCTCTAGTGGCTTTTGTAATACCGACTGCAAGACCACCTGCAAAAGCAATTCCTGCACCTTTTACAATACCCGCTAATTTCTTGGTAGTACCACCAAGATTAGACATCTGCTTATTGGCTAATTCGGCACCTTTAGTAACAATACGAATAAATATATCTGCTACTGCCATTATCTTTTAGACCTTTGTTTATTCATCTCTGCCTCTTGCATTGCTATTTGGTAATCTCTGCGTTTTTTCTCGTATAGGTAAAAACCTATCCACTGCTGATATTCTAGCACAGACATCTTCTGCCTTAGTTCACCAACAGTTAAACCTAGATCACGAGCTAGCTTAAAATCAAAGGCTAATTCAGAATCGTTTTCAAAACTGGTCGGCTAAGTCGCCTGTACCTCCAATACCATTTAGATTATTTAATGCAAGAAATATCTTATCTACTATTGTTGAATCTTTTTCATAGAGCATATTTATTGCGTCATCATCTAATTTTGGCTCGACAACACTAACCTTAAGCAATTCTCTTTGGTAATCGAATGCGTCTGTGTCTTCTGCGTTGACAAGCCGACCTAGTTTTATTTGTGTTGCTTTTGAAATACCTTGTACCAATATTGTTTTATCCCACTCATCAATAAATATTTCTTCAGTGGGTACTGTTGGTAAACTAGCTAAATCTTCTAGCGTAAGTCGTTTTTTACTACTCATAATTTAATACTAGTGTGTTCCGCGTGTAACTGCACCAGATACTTGCAAATCAGAGCTAAATGCAACAACATCTCCTACAGGTGAAGATATAGCATAGTTTGTCATTATGCACTCGCCTGTATATTTGATTTTTCCAGAGGCAGTGCCTTCTGGTGAATATTCAAATGATAAGGTAGCGGCTTGACCGACTACTGCACCAAATATTGCGTCTGCAGTTGCGTCCCATACTCCACCAAGAGAAATGGTTGCGTCTTTCAAACCTGCAATATAGGTTTTATTATCTGCACCTAGAGTTGTTGTTTCAGCTACATCTGCTGTTTCTGGAAAGTCCACAGTATTTACATAAGTGCTTATATCAGTAAGTGATCCACCTGAATTATCAAGTTTGAATACACTATCTTTACCATGTACAAATGCCATATTTTGTCTCCTATCCTACTCTTCCAAAGCCAACAACACATGCGAAACTAGGGTTAGTTCCGGTAATTGTATAATTGACTCTTAGATACCTATTTATAGTTGTTCCACTCGCAACCTCACTTACTTGTGATCCTACGGCAGTGAAATTTGTAAAAGTTACTAAATCAACATAGGTTGAATCATCAGAACTATGTTGTATTTTTATTGTTGCAGTTGGTGTTGATGTACCAGATACAGATGTAACAACTGCTATACCTGCACCACCATTTGCTGTACTTGAAGAATTATCAGTAGCAGTTGAATTACCTGTTGCAGTTATTGTTGCATTGTCTAATACTAATCCATTAAATAAACCTGCATTTGCTTGTAGATCGAAACTTGTTGCAACTACATCACCAACAGGGCTTGATTGTCCATACCCAGTTATTGGTCCAATTCCAAAAAATATACTTTTTCCGTCTGTGATACCGTCTGCACCAATACAAACACTTGTATCTGTTGAAGACCCTAAAAGTGGTTGTAATATAGCGTCAGCAGTTGTGTCAAACATACCAGTTAAACTAACAGTACCGTCTTTATCGCCTGCAATATAATTCTTATCGTCATTACCAAATGCAGTTGTTTCTGCAATATCAGCAGTTCTGTTAAAATCTACATTATTAAAATATTGACTTAAATTGTGTTGATTTAATAAAATAACCGAATCTTTACCATGTACAAATGCCATTATTTACCTCCGCAACAACCTTGACCACAACAATCCATTACTTTTTACCTCCGCCTCTTCTTCTTCTGCGTCTTCTAGTACCACTACCAGAGCCGTAACTTCTTCCATAACCCATTATTCTTCTTCCTTTTCTTCAAACCAAGCTTCGTTTTCTGGTGTGTTTGGATCATCTGCTATATAATGTCCTTTGTCATTTCTAGCTCTTTTTAAATTTTCATTAAGGTCTGCTTTTGCAATAACACCCATGTCTTTTAATTCTTTCCAAGTCTTATTAGAAAAGCCGTCCTTTTGTATGAGGTCGCCTATTTCGTACCTCTTATCTTTATGATCGAATCCTATTTTTACTTCAAACATTATGCAATTACCTCTACTAAAAATTCAGCACCTAAATAATCTATGCTATTGACAGTATACACGCCAACCTCTTTTGCTTCAATTACTCTACAAGAATTGGCCGCACCACCTAAAGTTACATCAGATTCTATTTGTGCCTTTACAGAACTTGACCCTGTACTTGCTAAATATCCGTCTAATGTTTCTTGACTATCTTGTGCGTCTACTCTTGATACATAAACAAATACTGGTATTTCATATTTATCTGCACCTCTTTGTATTGTAGTATCATATTCAATTGTTTCAACAACACCAACAACTGCTATTGGTGGCTCTACAAAATCTGGTACAAAATTAGATACCATTAATGAAGATATATTACCTAAGTTAGTTCCTATACCATTTCTTATTGAAGTTAAACTAGCCACTTATCCTACCTTTTTTAAATTCTCTTTCTATTTCTTTTGCAGTATTTCTTGTAACTGCATTTCTTTTAATCCTAGTCTTTTTTTCTGCAATAAGAAAGAACGGCACAAGAGGTGTTCCTTTTTTGCCTATCGATCTCTGTACTGCGTATGGGTTTAAACCTTTTGCTTGCGCCCATGGTTTTAATTTTTTAATAGGTGGGTAGTGAGGCTTTGATCTTGTATATGGTTTTGTAAGTTTTAATTTACCACTTATCTTCTCATCACCATGAACATACTTTGCATAACTTCTTGAAGAATAAATTTTTACTGATTGAGGTAATCTACCTCTTGTTTGGATTCTTTGTACATGAATAGACCTAGACAAACTACCACTAAATTTTGGTGTTTCTTTTTGTGCTTGTTTTCTAATTATCTGCCCTTGTTGTCTCATTAGGTTTCTTATAGGTTTTGCAGACATATTGGCTAAATCAAGTCGATCTTTTAATTTTTCTACCCCTTTTATTTCAAACTTGGTATCGGCCATTAAAGAATATTTCCGACCAAATTTTGCCTACGATAACCTTTTAATAATTCTTTTGCGTCCGGGTCCATTTTATTAAATAATTCAATAGTACCTGTTTCATCATTACCAAATACATTAAATGGCGTATCCTTTCTTTTGAATAATCTTAATGATTGAATTAATGCAGCTTGTTTTATTGCGTCTGGAACTCTTGAAAAACCAAATTTTGCAGTAATTTGAACATTGTTAATAATACTTGGATCAAATCTTTCAGAACTTCTTGTATTTAATATTCTTATCTCGCCGTATGGCTCATAATAACTAGTACCACCTGCGTCTGCTATTAATTTAGGGTTGGTTGGTTTTAGTATAAAATCTGTATTTAATGTAAGTGTTCTTTCATGTGTGCCGTCATCATTTTCATCAACCTTTACAATCAATCCAGTTGTTGTTGAAATATCTGGAACTTCTAAATATATATTAGATATAGGGGTAAAGGTTTTTGCATTTGCAGTTGCGTCTTGAAAAAAATATCTGCCACAAACTTTATCTATCTGCCTACAAGCTGCGTTTATGGCATTATCGATATTTGTGTCTTGCCCACTACCACTAATGCCGATGTAGGTTTTTAAATCGTCTTTATCTACATATTGGTCGTGAGCCATTTATTACCTACTTAGATTTATTCTCAGCAGGTGCTTTAGCCTTTTTACCAATTCCCCACTCTTTAGCTTGTGCATCGGATATTTCTTGTCCTTTACGACCAAGTAATTTACCTTTTGCCCAACCAGTAGGAAGACCTTTGGCAGATTCTTTTACAATGCCTTCATCATTTATGTAAACATCTTTTGCTAATTTCATTTTTGCCTTTCTTTGATCTACCGCACCCGACTCGAAAGACGAGTGCGATAAAACCATATTTATTAGATATTTGTAATGGAACAGAAAGCTGTTGCACGATAGATCGGAAGACCTACTCTTACTTTGGCTTTCATAACCATAATATCTTTTGTAAAGTTTGCGTCGTGTGAATCTGACATTGCAACTTCCATACCTTGTCTTGCGACTAAGTGTATAGCTTGTCCTCCGCCGAATACACCAACAACAGCAGTACCTGCTGGTCTTGTTGTGTCAGCAATAACTGGTAGTCCCCATAATGATTGAACTACGCCATTACCGAATTGACCTGCACCAACAAATAATGGATTCAATGAACCACTTGTTGTTACTGCATTAACTTCTGTTACAACTTGGTACCAATCACTTGGGTGCATAATGATTGCGTCCGGTTGTAAGAAACTATCTTTTTGTATTTCTGTGATAGCTTCATAAATTTGTCCGATTCTCTTTAAGTTTCCAGAGAAACTAGAGAAGTCAAATGTGTTGATTCCAGATTTATTAAGAATACCAGTTAGGTTTGCACCTGATCCAGAGCCAGCCATAATCTGGTCTGTTAATGCAAGATTAACCATTGTTCTTAGTCTTGAATCTATATACCCTTGTACTGTTGCTACATCTGCAAGCAATTCTTCTGTTACAGGTAAGAATCCACCAATTTTCTTAATGTCTTCTGTTCTCTCTGTGAATGCTAATGCACTCTCACCAAGAGCAGAACCTTCAGCAGTTGCTGCTGCATTATTTGTAAATGTGGTTTCTTCTAAGTACTTGTATTGGTAAGAATCAGTTGTGATTGTATCAATTAAGTCAAGAACATTTTGTGGATCTCTTTGTGCAGAAGGCACAATCAAATCTGATCGTGTTACTGCAGGTGGATATCCAGTTTCTGTAAGAGTTGTTTTAAACTCATATCTTGGATCAAACTTCAACTCTGAGGAAATACCTTTTTGTCCCTCGTCCATGAACGCGTTGTAAGCTTTTGATTCTAGTAAAGAATCGCCTAAACCTTTAGGAGCTTCTGGGGCTTCTGTATGAATGCCTTTTGATTCTACCTTTTGGCTTTCTTCAACGCCTTTTTCCATTGCCTCTTTTTCACTTTGGAATTTTTTGGCAACTTTGATGTCTTCAACTAGTTCAGACATTCTTTCATTACGATTGGTCCATTCTTCGAGCTTTTGTGCGTCCATATTCTTTGGATCAACATCAGTAAACTCTTTTAATGTATTTTCTCTAAGTTCAAGAAGTTCTTGTTCCATGTTTTTAATTTCTGACATATCTACTTCTTTCTTATATATCGACTGTTTCAGTCAATAATCGTATTGTCTCTGCGATAGTATCAGTAACCTCTACTTCATTGTCCTCTTCCATATTTTGTTGAGGGTTCGCAGTTTCTAACATTGTATCTATATCGTTATAGATGTCCTGTATTTCATCTGCTAATGAAGAAAGTGCCTTATAGGCTTGTTCTGATAGCTTTTTTTCTTTTTGTAGGCGTAAGGCAGTTAGCTCCTTTGCCCTTTGTGTTACTGAAACTAAGGCACTTAGGGCCTCTTCTACTTCTTCAGTAAATCTTTTTCCAGTATCTTTGGTTTCTTTTTCAGTCTCTTGATCTTCTTTTACTGCTAATGTGTATGTATCTTGATTAGCACCTACAAGAACTGGTGAAACTTCCCATACTCTTAATTCTTTTAAATATCTAACATCTTGTGTTTCAAATCCGTCTTTTTGAAATGCACCTTTTTCTGAATCTACTACTTCATAGCCAAAAGACCATTGTTGTAAATCACCCATTGCTTTTACAGTATTGTATGCCTCTCGGCCTCTTTCGGTGTCCATGATAAATTCACCTTTAAATACTGCTTTATCGTTATCGGTCACTATTTCACCTCTACCAATAACATCTTTCCAGTCATGACCCCAAACCATTGCAACACCTTTATCGCCAAATCCACTCTTGATTGAATCTGGTAAGACAACATCGCCGTCGGAATCAACTGTATTAAATACAGAAAAAACTGCTTCTACTTTTCCCTCTACATCAAAGTCAAGTATCGGGTTAATATTTTTAAATTCTTTACTTTTACTCATAACACCTCATGATAGATTAAACTGCACCGACAATTAATTATTTCTTTGCCGGGCGCACCACCAGAACTATCTGCCGGATACTTCATATTATAGCCACCTACATTAAAAAATCCATTTTTTTGAACTCTTTGTCCGTCTGCCAACCTATGTGAATCTCTTACAACACCATCTCTTTGTGCAACCCACTCTTTTTCTAAGGTAAGACCAGTTTGACTTACTGCTAAATCTTGACCAAATTGTGATAATGCAAGACCCTCTGTTCTTGCTATTGTACTAGCTCTTCCTAATCTTTTTTTACCTAATGAATCAGATATACCATTTGCAATATAATCTTCTAAATCTTTACCTCTAAGACCTAAATTAGTTGCCTCAGTTAATGATCTTCTAAGGTCTCTATTTAATCTTGTCTTTGTTGTCTCTGCAAGACCTGGCAATACTTGGTTTAATCTATTATCAACAAAATCAATTGCTTGTCTGTTTCTTCTAAATTCTTGTAGAGGTATTTGCACACCTCTTCTACCTCTCAATGGATAAAAGCCTTCTGCAACTACCTCTGCTCTTGGTTTTCTTCTTCTTTGTCTTTCGATTTGTTCTAGTTCTGCCTCTGTAAACTTAAATTCTTCTGGTAACAATATTTCTATTTGGTTGAAACCAAAATCTGTTGTCATGGAAATATATAAATCATATAGGTCTGCCGCCCACCTTTTTGTTTGGTTGTCTATAAGATTATTTAAAATTGCCAAATTACCGGTAACCAATAAACTGTTAGTCTTTATAAATTCATTTATGTACCTATCTTGGTCTTTTAACAATTTAAAATATTCTACACCTAAGGTAATATCCCAATTATTAAGCAATCGATCATAATTCTTCCAGATAATATCTTTTATTTCTTTATCTTCAAATCTTTTTAATCTTTCTTCTTTATCTATTTGCTTTAATCTTGATTTTCTAATTATTAACTCATAAGCAGAATTTGCCTTATCATCTCTTGCATTCATACCTCTAACCAATTTATTAGACCATGATTGACCTGCATTACCACCCCATAAAGCCCATGCAATACGACCATTACTTGGGTAACCGTCTTCACCGGGTCTATAACCCTCAGCTCTTTTATCTACCTCATGTCTTGGAAAATATCTTGCAATTTGTCTTACCTTATCTGGACTTGCCTTTGAATTATTAATTAAATATCTTGCAGTACCTCTACCAACAGATGTACCACCTCTGTTAAATTCAGAAACCCACTCTAATGCTTTTCTTGCCTCATCTTTTGCACCCTGTGGAATTGTAAAATCTAAATCATCATAAGGCCCTTTATATTCTTTCTTGCTACTTAATGGGTGGTTTCTAGGTAGTAAATCTTGATCAAATGGCTTTCTTGGAAATTTACCAGTTCTTAAACCAGTTAAAAATGCATTAACTCTTGCGTATGCCCATTGGTCTGCACTTCTTACATTGCCTCTAACTGAACTAGGATTAGTTCTATATGCACCAATACCTCTTCTAAATACTGCCTCAAGCATTCTAAGTGTTGCCCTATATGTAGGGTCTTTTTCATTATGAGCCTCAACCTTATCACGCAAGACTTGTTCAACTCTTGCAGATACAGTTTGCTTTTCTTCTCTAAAATCTTTTATTATTCTTAATTTAGAAACTGGTTGTGTAACTGTCCTATCAGTTATTTCATGCGTTCCGTCTTCCATGATTGCCCACACACGCATATTTGCAGTTTCTTTTTCTGAATTAATTGAGGTAATAACACCATGAACAGTACTTGGTGGGTCGGGTGTTTTATCAATAGACCAACTTACAGTATCGCCTACTGATATTTGACTAAGAGTCGCCATTTTGTTCTGCTAATCTTCTTTCGTATTCTGCATGTGTAGAACATGGCATATAAATAAGGTTACCGTCTTCATCATGGGTATGTGTTCCATTACAACCTAGTTCTTCGGCTCTTTCTTGTGCCTCTTCTATTGTTGTAAATTTATCCATGCCAACTTCTTCTTTTACATCTATCTCTTCGTATTGTGATTCACCGAACATGTGTATTTGAGCCAATCGTGCCTCTGCTAATTTTCTTGTAGGGTAACAACCAAAACTTCTTGTACCCTGTTCGTTATAGACACAAAACTCACCGTCTTCTTGTTTTATTATTTTGGTTTCATCAATAATGTATGCTGATTCTTCAAACTCATCATCTACATCTTCCTGTGTCTCAAGTTGTTCTTCTTCTATTTTTGGCTCTACTTCATTTAAAACATTTGCCTCTGTTGGTACAACATTTGCAGGTACATAATAAATATCTTGTTCATCTGTTGTTGGTAAACCTACCTGTTGTCTTGCTTCTGCAACAGAAATCCAACCACCTTTAACACCGACATTTAATCTTTTATATAAGTTTTCTTCATCGGCTTGTAATGATCGAACATTTGAAAAATCATATTCAGCTTTTAGAATTGCATTACTCTCATAATCTTTTTGTAGTAACTGATATGTCAATTCTGTACTTACCATACGCCACAATGGTATTAATTTATTCTCTGTAAAAAATTCTCTTAATTGTTGTGCATTAGAATATGTTGCTCTTTCTAACCCTGCACCAAGACCAGCCAAGATTGCAGGTACACCAAGAACTGCTGATACCCTTTCTTCTGGTATTCTTCTTAATGTTCCTATATCTAATTCACTAGGGCTAAATGACATTTTTTCTACTTGCATTGAGCCACTTAGAACTAGAGGTTGTCCTCTTTTTGCACCACCAACCTTTTGTTGATATGTTCTACTTATCTGATCCGACTCTTCAGCAGAAATTCCAAAATCTTCTCTAGGGCTAATAATTACACTTGGCACACCAGAGTTACTTAACAAAGCACTTGATAATTGACCTGCTGACTCATCGCCAAATATTTCACGAAGAACAGTTTTTAATGGCGAATAACCTTTCTTGTGGTTTGTAGGGTCTAAACCTAATCTAAAGTGTATTACCTCATCTGGATTTAATACTTCATTGGTATTTTCCATTTCATAAATATATTGTGTAATTAACTGCGTATCAGTTCCTTTTGGTGTTACTCGATCTGGAATAAGCGGATATAATGCAACAACTTGACCAACATTGTTTTTTTCTTTTAATAAATATGCGTCGCCGAATACATGTAAAGCATTAATTATATATGCCTGTAATACCTCACCGCTCATATAAGGGTTTGGTCTATCCATTAAAATTGACAATGGGTGGTTATGAATAATGGCCTCTTCGCCGTCTTCTTGATACGATTTTACAATTAAGTTTGCTTCTGAAAAAGATGTACCTAATACTTGAAGACAAGCAGTTACCGCACTGTTTGATTGTCCATTTCCTAAATCTCTTAAATCTGTGTTGCCTGCAAATGTATTGTAACCAAGAACATAACTGCTAGGCGTAACTGGGTCTTCTCTGAAGAAGTTTATTCCATATCTTTTTTGATTCTCATTTGTATAAGTTGTATTGCCAAATAAAACTTCTCTAATTGATCTTCGTTCTGCCAAAATTTAACCTTTCATAATGGCCCTCGGCAAGATAGAAACGCACCTAAAAACTATCTTGCGTTGAGCCAAATCTACTCACTACCATAATACATAAATATTTACAAGCTAATAAGCTATATATCTATTTTTATTTTTAATTTCCAATACACCATAAGCAAGTGCGTCTACCATATCATCATGTTCACCATCTGGAAATTGCAATAATTCTCTTTTTAAATCATCATAGTCGGTAATTGCTTGATTGAAAAACATTGATCCACCTTCCATGAAAGCTGATAGAGGTAAAGCTCTGTTTACTTTATCTTTATCTGGTTTCAATTCTTTTACAATCAGCCCCTCTCTTCTTGCAATCTGAATCATAGATAACTGATACCCTGCTCTTTCTATACCAACATATTGTAAATCGTGTTCTTGTATCTTTTGTTTTATCTTTGGTATTATGTCCGGCCCCTCAAGTCTTTGCCTTACCATATCTAAAAGAATTAATTTATTACTAGGTGTTTTACCTAAACAAGCAATAACTGTGTAATCAGCAGTTTCTTTTGTAGATGTTGCAAGATCGACTGTTGCATATTTTAATAAATCACTATCTAATACTTTTTCTTCGCCTATTGTCCATTCGATTTTTTCTTCGTAGTAACCATTGTTATTCATGATTGTTACCACATCTCTTTTAGCAGTTTTAATCCAATCTTCTTTAAATATCCCACCAGAAAACTCTACAAACTTTGCCTCGTATTCTTGTGAATATAAATAACTACCTATTTCTTCTTTTGCAATATCTAACTCTGAAACTGGTACAAATGGGTTTGTATGTGTTGGCAACTGCCACCTTTCCCAGTCGGGTAGTCTATCTGCTTTATTGTATATATCTTCAAACCAATTAAAACCTTTAGGGGTTGAAATAAATAATGCACCACCCTGTCTTTCAGTTAATGTTGGTCTTATAACCTCTGCCCATACATTTGGTTTCATAAATGCACACTCATCTAATACAACGAAGTCAAGCCCTGCACCTCTTAATCTATCTGGATTGTCCGAAGATCGAATCGATACCATGCCACCTGTTGGCGTAATTATTGTTTTTTCTGATTCTTTAACAATCGTTCCATATTCAATGCCAATATTTCTTAAATCTTTCCAACCCTCTAATGCCATTGCGTATGTTGGTGCAATCCACCAAGCTCTACCACCAGTCCATGCTTTTTCTAAACATAACCAAACACCAAGTCTTGTTTTACCCCACCTACGACCTGCTGATAAGACCTTAAACCTTGAATTAGATTGAGCAACTTGCTTTTGACCGTCATGTAGTTCTGGTAAGGTTACAACAAATTTCTTGTTATACCCTATGTCTTTTAATTCAGTTTCCATTACACACCGCAGTAACCGTCGCACTCATCATCAAAAAGACTAAATTGGTAATCTTTGCGTTCTTTTAAATTTACTTGATCTAAAGGAATTAATTTAGGGTGTAAATACAATTCACCGTCTAACTTAGATACAAATGTACTATCTTTTTTTTCTCTGAGTTGTTTATCAAATTCTATTGCTGATTCAAATTCTTTTGGGTTATTTTCTTTTATTCTTAACCATTCTGTATTGTCATGATAAGGGCATATTATACAGGCAGACTTTGGTGGTTGTGGTAAACCTAATTCTTTAAAGTAATCTAGGCACATTTCTCTTGTTATTCTTTGCTCAATTAATGGGTATGTGTTTATTGCCCATTTGTTTGGTGGTCTTTTAACCCTCTGTATTTCATCTAAAGATATACCCATAACTATTTCAACCAATTGACCTCTTAATGTTTTTACATCTAGTATCTCTCTTATCTTTTTATTTATTGGTTGAATCTTGTATCTATCTGTACATGTTCTTAGAGTCATACCTTTTTTACCACTAGCATTTTTTACATGAACAGGTATAGACGCATGGAAACCCTCTGAACTTAATAAATCTTTTGTTATATCGCCAGTATTTCGATCATTATTTACTATTAAAATTTTTATCTTATCTTTTACTTTATCTGTAATAAACTCAAACCAATCGTAAACCTCTTGTGGCTCATTACCTGTATCTGCAAATATTGCATAATCTACTGGTTTTATTACACCATTGTATATCTTCATCAATAATGTAGACGATTGAACACCTGCGCCTAGACTTAATATTCTTAGATCAACTGGCTTTTTTAATACTTCTTCATCAATAGGGTCATTAGCCATTCTTAATTCTTTTTTATAGTCGCTATTTTCGTGTATATTTAGCTCATCTTCTAGGTCATCAAGTACAATTTCATCAAAAATTGGCATTATTCTTCTTCCTCTTTCTCTGGTAACCATGATATATGAACTCTATGACCGTCAACAATTATCCATGTTTCTTTGTCCATTATTCTTCTTCTTGTAAATTATCTAAATCTACAACAATTTCATTTTCTCGATCTAGTTTTTTACCGTCTGCCCAGTTTAATTCTATTTCTACTGGTGCATTAGGGTCGCCTTGTAATTGTAATTTTTCTTTCCTACCAAATTTATCGGGGTATTTTCTTTCTAATACCCATGCGTCTGCTTGCCAATTGCCGTCTTTACCTGCTTGTTCGATTCGAGCCATTCTTCTGATAATTGCAGTACCCTCTGCTTGATTTACCTGTAACCAAAAAGATTTATAAGGTTCAACACCCTCTTCAGCTTTCTTTCGCCATAATCTAAATGTTGAAGAATTGATCCCCGCATAAGCACATGCGTGTTCTGTATACATACCTAATCTAATAGCTTCTAATAATCTATCAGTTAAGTCTTCATCGAGTAATTTATAAGGTTTATTATTTGCCATGCGTTTATCAGTATAATACCAAAAAGCCCTACATTATGCAGGGCTTTCGGTTTTTGCGTTTCTTTTTAGTTAATAGGCATTAAAATACCAGCTCTACCAATTGTTTTTCTTGGTGCAAAATCTGTCCAATGTCCAGTTTTTGTTTGATCTGTGCCGTTTTGTGCAGAATCGGTGTAATCTCTTTCTTGCACAGTAAGTAACCAACCCTTATTACTTGGCATAATTGTATAATGGTATTCAGTATCGCCATGTTCTCTATATGATTCAACATTGTCTAATTTTTCTAATCTATTTACATCATCTGCAACAGCATTAATTCTATGTTCTTTTGCAAATTCTTGAAATCTATTTAGAAATGTCATTTTTGGCATATTTGTATATGTAACAAAATGAATTAAAAGTTCGCCTAAACCACCTTTAATGTAACCGTCATGATGTTTATAAAAAGATTCGCCGAAACCACTATCTTTTGTAGCAGTTGCGCTATATCTTACCTCTATTGTTGATCTTGTACTCATTGTTTTGCCTTTCTCTATCTTATGTAACCATATTAGGCCAATATCTATTTGCTTGTCAATCTTAGATTAAAATATATTTACCCCCTACGAGCTGCAATTTAGGGGGCGTATACACTAAGGGGTAAATTAAGTGTGATACTTACAAGTATAGTGACTGATATACTTGTACTTATTATTATACTCATCTTTAATATAATTCTGTATAAATCTCTTGTTTTGCGACTCATTGTAAGGTAAAAAGAATTGCAATTGTTCTTCTTTACCTACAATCTCTTTGTTTTTTACTTTTACTACAACTAATCGATCTCTAAAGTCTTTGTTGTAAACCTTTATTCTTTTATCTATGTCATCAACCCAAGTCATAATCCAAAATTTTTCTTTAGATTCTTTATATATTCGTGTCTTTCTTCGGGTGTTTTATTATTCCATTCTTCATTTTCACGATTCATAGCCATATCTTCAATAATAGGGTCGCCAAATACCAATTCTTCTGATACAACACCAGTGTTTAATTTATACATGTACAATTCTGATCTATGTTTGCAAGATTCTAATTTACATTTTTCACCGATATAGCGTTTCTTAGCGTATTTTTCTTCATGGTCTTTGTTTAATTCACTAATTCTATTTCGTGCTGATAAACCAGTTTCTGCGATTAGATCAAGTACACAATGCCACCTGCCGTCCGATAATATCTGTTGTATTGTATCTGCGTAACTCATCTGCCGTTGCCTCTTTTTAAAAACCAACCCTCTGTTAATGCAGTTTGTAACACTTCTTTAGGTATTGCAATTGCATGTTCGGGTTGATTGTCTTTATGTACAATAAACACCATATCGGCACTTTTACCGTCATCAGTTGGCAAAAAACCAAATTGACCTATACATGTTTCTTCTTTAGATTCTTTACCCTGTTGGACTAATACCTGTCGCCAAATAAGTTTATTTTCATTGGCCTCGTATGTTACAAATTCTTTACTCATTACCAAACATGTTTTGTGCAGTAAGTTCTTCACCGTCTTGCAATCTTTGGTAAAAATCAGTATTAATATACTCTTGATCTTCAAACTCATAACCAAGCATTTTGGCTACCCATACCGCTACTTCCCCAAGTAATGCACCCATTGTCATGATTGCTACAAAGGCAAACAAAACAATAAATACATCGGGGTTACTATACTTGTCCATTTTTTTTGTCCTTTCTCTTTTTGTCTAGTTCTTTAAAAGATTTTTTTACATCATCTAAAGAATTGATATCAGTTAAATCTTTGCGGATTTCGTTACCGTCCATGTCCATAAATACAATATCAGGCATGTTTCCACATTCCTTTTTTGCTTTTTCTATATTTTTCTTTGTAATATGCAATATCTACCATTAAAAACCACCTGTACCCTCTATGGCCATATCATGTTCAATATCAGCCAATTCAATATCATGGCGTAATTCTTTTAACCATTTCATTTGTTCTTTTAACAAATGTCTTTTTGCGTCCCACCTAGCAAATTGAAAATCAGACCAGTCTTGTCTGCCAATTTTTTTATTATCTGTGTTCTTGTCTATTTCTTTTTGTAGATTTTCGATAATAAGATCAACTGCCTCAAGTGAATCGGGGTAGTGATTTATCTTTCTATCTACTGGCTTTTTGTATTTTATTCTTCTTGTATTTGTTTTTATATCAGTCATTTTTTACCTTTCTCTAATTTTAATTTGTTTGTATGACTTTTTTTGTTTTTCTACCATAACTAGGGTTTTGTAAAAAACAAAATTTGCAGATTGCGTCATATCGATCTGTGTTTGCGTTATACAAAATATGTCCAGTTTTTCTATGTAATGGGCGATTGCAGTTCTCTACTTGACAATTACCCTCTAAATTTGGTTTATTAGACATGTGGGTCATCCCAATAATAATCGTTTTGGTTATTATCAAATTTTTCTTTTTCTTTACAAATTTTTGTATGATCTAAGACTGTATCTTTTGTAAAGCCTAAAATCTTTAAAGATATTTGGCAATAATTACAACGCACACCGCAATCTTTACAATAATTAGCAAAAAATATACTAGGTTTATTTTTAATGTTTTCTTTAGTAACTGTTTTGTTACAACTATGACATGTATATTTTTCTTCTTTAATATCTATCATTTTTGTGCCTTTCTCTATATTCATATAAGAATATTAGGCCGATTTTAGAGTATATGTCAATCTTAGATTAAAATATTATTGATATATTTTAAACCCATTATCTAAGGAAGTTAAGAAATGTAGTAGGTCTTCTGCGTCTGGTAGCTCTATGTAGCAGAGGTCTCTTAAATGAGTTATCACAGACACCTCAAATTCATTATTTAGATTTAATACAATAAAATATAAATCATTTTCATATTTAAACGCAAGTCCGCCTTGTGTATCAACCATTGGCAATACTTCTTCTAAATCTAATTTATTCAATTCGGGGTATTTACTGAGGTAAAATCCAACAGATAATGCCCCCCAGTTAATTATTTCTGCCATATAGGTAGTTTACTATTCTTCTTTGACTTTTTCTGCTTTGCAGTATCTACAATGAAATATTACATCAAGATCAACCCAGCCATGCCCCTCTTTCTCACAATCTCTTTGTTTAGGTGGTTTGTCTTTCTCGTACATTTCACCAAGCAATGTCCAGTTCTTAGACAATGCAAATGGCGTTAAGGTAATATTTGGCCATTTCTTTTTGTAAATATATATTTTTTCTTTTATTTCATCTGCCGTTGCGTCGATCTCTGCTAAATCTTTGGCGACCTTATTAAATATTGATATTTCATTTTTGGTTTTAGGTTGGTACATGTGTTCAGAAAGAGCTAAATATATTTTACCTTTATCTGAATCTGTCTTGTAATTATGACTTTGGTTAAATGACTTTGGTTTGTGTGTCATATTTGACCTACCCCCCATGTCATTTTTGGTATGGGGTGGGGGTTCAGATTTAAAAGCAGGGTTCATTTTTAACAAATAAAGATTAGATGTTTGCCCTTGATCTTCTATATATCTTTCTTTAACCTCTATTGCACCTAGTTCTTTTAATTCTTTTATTGCTCTTTTAACTGATGAGCTAGATTTATTACACTTTGCACCAATGGTGGCTATTGAAGGCCAGCATGTGCCGTCATCTTTATCTGCGAATCGGTATAATGCGGAATATACCCTTAACGCATTATCGGACACATTAGATTCAATAAGCCACTCTGGTACAATAGAAAAGTAAAATTCTGAGACAATTTGCATTTCAGTATTTTATTCTTCTTCTGTGACTATTTGCTCCTCAATGTCTTTGGTTTTTTCTAGGTAAGTACTTAACCATGCGTCTGTATCATATAGTTCAATTCCAACACCCATACGCATTGCCGCTCTTTTAATACCGTCCGACATACATTCTTTTATTCTCTGCCCATTGTTTTGCACTTTATTAGGGTTTTCATGAAAGAAAGGCTTATCGCACATGCCGTAATCTTCTCTTGTTATTCTATGGCCGTCTACTGTGCCAGTTAGTATTACACGCATGCCTGTAACAAACTTTCTTGCAACGCCGTTTACATCTTCGATCTTGTCATAAACAATATCGCCAGTTGTAATATCTAAATCTGGAATAAGGGCTATTAATTTCTGTGTAACCTGTGTGTGTTCAACATAATCAATATTTCCAAAACCTTTATTTACACTTTTTACAAAGGTTTTATTCCATGGTTTGCTTATTTGTATTTGAGTTGATCGACTCATTTTTTCCTCCTGTTATCTGTAATGCCAACCTTATTTATAAAGTCGGCTATCTCTTTTGCGTCCCATAAAGGTCCACATTTAAGAATCTTTTTTGGCTCTGGTAATTTACCATGATGTTTAAGACTTGCCACTTTTTGTCTTGTAACACCAAGCATTTCTGCAATCTCTGCAACACTTATCGGGTCAAACATTTCTTTCCTCTCTTGCTCAATGGGGGTAGTAGGTGCATTCTTTTAGAGAAAGGACATACCCCCACCAAGCTATTTAATTAATATTAATCTAAGATTATGACAATAACAGAAATTTATTCACAATCTGGACAAACTCTGGTATTGTTTTCGTTCCAATAAGGCTTTAAACATTCATCACAATCACGAACAAAGACATCAGCCATTATAATTTTTTACATCTTTCTTAAGCTTTTCACTCTTTATGTCGTTTACTTTATTGATCTTCATTTTTATTTTTTCTTCTTCTATATTATCCCAATTAATATCATCTCGCCTCTTTAACTGTGTATCGAAATGTCGCCAATTAAATTTTATTCTATGTTGTGGTCTTCCATAAACTCTTTTTACTTCTACAACATAAGGCCATGCCTCTTTTAATTCTCTAGCCATTCTTAACCTACCGTCGCCAACATACAACTCTGTTGCATTCCCGCCTTTCATACTCATTGTTGCATTTTTTTCGATCATAAAAGCATTGACAAGAACAGTACACCAATCTTTACTAAGGGCTTGTAAACATAAATCTGTATCTTCGTTGTATCTACCTCGCCACCTAAAATCTACATCGTTTTTTATAAGAAGATTGCTATAAACTCTACAATTCTGATAATAAGGTTTGCGTGTTCCGGGTGGTACAAAAAAAGTGTAATTCATGCCACTAATTGCAATGTTCTCATATCTATCAGTAAATTTTTCAACTGCATGTATTCCTAGATTGCCATTGCATTTAATTCTTCTGCCGTTCCATTGATACCGAATGCTATGTATATTGTCATCAAAGCACCAATGCCTTTCATGACCATTTTTAATTGAATCTTCCCATATAAAGTTTCTTACTGGTATTGAGCCTTTACCTAGATTGCTAAATGGGGTAACCATTAATAATTTTTCATCATAGAATCTTGCGTATTCTTTAAATTCTTGTGGTTCGATTACTAATTTAAAATCTACTTTGTCTTTCAACATAAAATTTGCTGTGTAACCTACATCAGCTCTGCCTTTAGAAATAATATAGACTGGGTACTTTGGCTTATCCATGTTCAAATCTTATTGAACTAGGATCTTCGTTACCTCTTTCCGGGTACCAAATCTTCCATGTCTTGCCCATTTTGTAATTAACATGCGGATTATCAAGCAGTTGCATAAAGTTTTCTCTATCTTCTTCTGTATCGAAATGCACCATAACTTTGATCGAATCGGGTTTGTTTTCATAATCAGCAATACCAACCCACTCATTTGCCTCATCTATTGTTTGTATTTCATCTGCATTTCTTGTTGTATAAATTAATGCACTTAATTGATCTTCATTGAAACCAGTACCAGTTAAATCAAGTTCTTCATCTAATATATCTTTTAAAACCTCACTTAATTGTCTATCATCTACCATGGCTAAATTGCCAATCTCGTTATCTGAAGTTAAAACTTTTAATGCTTGTGTCGAATCTGAATTTATATCTAATCTTATTACAGGTACTTTTTGTTTACCCATTAATTTACTAGCTTGTACTACGCCATGACCCGCCAAAATTGTATTATCTTTTGCAATTACAATGTTTCTGTAAAAGCCGTGTTCTTCTATTGATTTAATTATGTGTTCTAGCTGTTGCTCTGGGTGTTCTTTGTAATTTCGTGGGTGTGGTTTTAACTTACCTACCTCAATGGTTTCAATATTCATATATGCCTTTTTACAAATATTGTACCCTATATTGTGCTAAAATGTTTAATGAAACGTTCGTTTTCGCCCTGTTATCAAAAATGGTCTAGCAATAGACCATTTTTATGGGCGATATTCTAATGCCCACTCATAATAATATGCGTAATGTTTTCTTTGATATTTACCACAATCACAAGACATTCGGTCTATCGGAAAGCCTTTTTGAATAAACTCATACACATATTTTCTAATCTGTTCAGATTCTTTGCTACAAACCAGTTTATTATCTATTAGTCTTTTATAAACCTCGCCTTTAAAATCTCTAAATGGATTTACAAATGGCTGAGCCCTTGTAACTTTTAAAATCATAATTACCCCTTAATTTGTTTTTTAAATAGTTCAAGATAAGTGTAACCGTCCCAAATGTGGTCACTGGCTATATCTAGTGTTACATACTTTTGATATACTGGGTCATCTTCGTATAGTTCAGATATATCAATAGTCTTTTTTAATTTATTTATTTCTTGAAATATCTTCTCTGATTTTTCAAGTAAATCATTAATTGTTTCTTCCATAATTTGTCCTTTCTCTATTCTTTTATTATGACACCTTTTCTGTATCTATAAACCAGTTGTTGTCTTCTTGATCTTTTATTTCTTTCTCTATGATTCTTAATTCTGCCAATTTATCATCAAGGTATTTTTCCATTGGTCTGTTAGCTAAATCTTCACCAAACATGTTTTGTGTTTCTTGCCAACCTAAGTTACCACTTAAGAATTCATCTAATAATTCACAATCTCTTAGAGTTTGAATCTGATAAGTAATTGTATAACCTTTACCAGCCTTTTTATATGTTTGATTTATTGAGTTAAATTCTTTTTGTATATCGTCATAATATTTATTTTCTCGTTCTGCAATTAAAGATATAGCGTATTCTTCGCCCGATCCTGTTAGGTCTATGGCAGACCCTTTAAGTTTTAGTGTATGTTTTTTGTTGTTCACATAAGTAGAATAACAGGTGCTATATGCTTGTCAAATCTAAGATTAAAATAGGTTTAGTATTTCCAACAAAATTTACTTGGTTTCCAATGATGTGAACCGTCATTATAGAAAAGCCATGAGGCGACTGCAGTTGAGACTTTTGTATCAGTTCGATCACTAGTAATTTTAAGTTTTGGTTTTAACCATGCCCATGTATTGTCATTGAATTGCCACAAACCTACATCTTTTGACCCGTCTTTATTTACACCAACTGCATTTGGTTTGCCTCTTGATTCACACCAAGATATGCGTAATGCAGTTTCTAAATCTTCTTCTTTAAAATATTGGCTAAATAAAGGTATATATTCTTCCATAGCAATAATGATCTCGTTTCTATTTTTACAATTTACATAAGACATTAATTGTTGAGGTGTAATCTCTTGTGTTGTAGGGGTCAACAAACTACAAGCTAATAAAACTTCAGCTAACAAATAACCTACTAACTAACTTTTTCTTTGACTAATTCATCAAGGGTTGTAATGCCTACCTTTAAATCGACTGATGAATATTTACCGTCGTCATTGTAGATAGCCTTAGCCTTAATGCCGTCATTTTCAATACCAACTAATTTTTTAGCCATATATTACCTATTTACATTTTAATCTAATATTAAGACTTTTCCAACTCTAAATTAATCAAATATTCACTTGTAACACCAAGGCCTTTTTTGGCAAATAAAAGATACTGACATGGCCTACCCATAGAGGCTAACTGTTCTTGTGCAAATGTATTATAAGATTCAGTTGATCCGTTTATCCAAAGCCTTACATCATTAATATATTGTGTATTCGGCGTGTGATAATGACCTGCACATGCATAATTAAAATCTTCCATGAGTCCTGCACTTGCAAGAGCTTTCCAACCTAATATCTTTTTACCAAAGCCATACCATGGAAAACCACCAAAACCTCTTACTTGGTCGCCATGAAATAAGAAAAATTTACATCTTTCACCTAAATCTGCAACTGTATACCAATTTCTTTCACCTTCGCCCTCTGGTACATTAAAATTAATTCTTTTATTATCTTCATAGGCCATTTCTACAATCTTGTAAAGCATTCTATCTGCGTTGGTTTCGGGATCATAAGACCGCCTACTTTTACCACCTAACGCACCATGATTACCAATAACAAAATGACAATCAACTTCTTCAAATTCAGCTAATAATTTATTCAAAAAACCAATCATGATTCTTGGTCCATCGATTGTAACCTGTCTATATAAGGAAGAATCGATCAGATGTTCTTGCCCTGGAAATATTAATTCACCCTCTACAATATCACCTAAGGCAAATACACATACCTTTTTTACTGGGTGGCTTTTTCTTTGTATTCTTGCAATCTCTATAATCTTGTCTGCATAATATAAGACTCTTTGTTCTGCAATCTCTGAATTGTAATCTGGTGTAACCTTGGCTAATTGAATATCACTAAATAATGCAATAGCAACTTCTTCTTTTGCTTTTCTTGTATCTTTTGGTGGTGGTTTTACCTTAGGTATCTCTAATAGGCCTAAATTGTCCTTAACAGCCGTATAAACGGCGTTTACGAGGTCTATTTTCTTTTGCTTAGCCTTTTCCAATGACTTTAAAATTCGTCTATTTGTGGCCTTTAAATCGTCGTTTTCATCTATTATTTTTTGGTAGTCTTCTACCGCAAATTCATCAAAAGAATCACTCTGTTTTTTCGCCATATTCACCTAAATAGTCCGATATTGTTTTTTCAGCCAAAGACCAACCACATGAAACCTTAAGCCATTTAATAATTACTTTTCTAGGGTAGCCCTCATTATATTTTTTTAAGGCAACATTAAACTGCTTTTCTCTTTCGGGGTCTTTCTTAAAATAGGGTTTGCGTGACGATTCCAATAAATCTGGATTATTTTTTAAAAATTCTTCAAATGCTTCTTGCATAATTTAATCTAAGTTTATATTAGTAGAAAATAAGACAATATTGCCAATTTAGAATTAATTTTGTCTTAGGGTCTATTTAATATATAAATAAGAGAATATAAATTATAAATATCCATAAAGTTTAAAGCTAGGTGTATATCTCTAAATACATCTAGCTTTTTACATTAAAACAGTAATTAAAGTAGCAATAGATATACCTGCAATAATCCAACCATAAATTTCTTGTCTTGTTGGTCTTGTTGCTAAATCTTTTTGTATCTGATCGAGTTTTTCAAAAAGTTTATCTATATCTAACATTACCTTATTAATCATCTCTTTCTGCGTATAACCATTATCAGCCATTGCAATGCTCACTTCCATGTTTACAGTTACATATTTGAGTAAAAGAGCCGTCCTCTTTCTCTGTAACCATACACATTATTTTCTAAATCCTATTGTTAAAAGCCAAATCGCCAATGTAATTACAGTAGCAATAGCAGTTACCTGTTGTGCCTGTCCAGTTAATGTAAGTGTTGCAATGATCAACCCGACCAATGTCCAACTTAAATTTAATGTTTCTTTGACTGCCTCTACAAGCCATTTCCACAATTTATCTATCAATTAAACCTCCTAAAAGCCAATGACGCAATTTTTACCAATAATGTAGGTACTATGACTTCTTGCGCTTTTTCTTTTTGGTCTTGTGTCATATCGCTTGTTATGTTGTTTAGAGTAATATTCTCTAAATCTACATCAATAATAACACCGATAGGGTCTGCTACAAAAGTTTCAAATGCTATTTCTGTTGTTGCGTCTGCCAATGTGTAATTTTCAACATCTTTATTTTCTACTGCTCTTTCTACAAATTCATCAACAGCTTGTGCAACATTTTCATCAGTCTTAACTGCCTCTGCAATAACCTCAACATCTTCAGTTTCTTCAAACCCTAAAACTTCTGCAACAACCTCTACCTGTTCTTCAGTTAATTCTTCTTCTTGTGCTATGGTAATTACTTCTTCAATTACCTGTGCTACCACTTCAATAACATCTTCGCTAACTTCTGCAATATTATTAAGTCCAATGTCATTAACTTCTTCCAATACTTCGATAACCTCTTCGGTTTCAAGTTCTTCAACATATTGCTCAATTGCCTCTTCTTTTGCCTCTTCATATTCTAATATTTCTTCTTCTGATAATTGTTCTAGTTCTTCTACTGGTATCTCTTCAGTAAATATTTCTTCAATTACAATTACCTCTTCTAGTTCTTCTATCTCTTTTACTAATTCTTCTTCAGAAAGTTCAATAGTTCCTGTCGTGTCTCTTCCCAGTTCATCTTTTCGATCTTCAAAAACATCTTCCACTTCCATTGATCTATCATTAGTTGTATCATCTGTAATAATTTCTTCATCTAAAATCTCCTCATCTTCAATAATTATTATTTTTATATCTGTAATTTGCTCTATTTCAATAATTTCTATTTCAATTTCTTCTAAATCTTCTAAAAATTCTTCAACTTCTAAAACAACCTCAATGTATTCTTCAGCCTCTTCTTTAGAATCAAACTCCAATATTTCAAGTTGTTCTTCCATTTCAAGTGCTTTTGCGTCCAATTCCATTTGTTTTTCAAGTTCAAGTATCTCTTCTTCAGTAAGCTCAATGAATTCTTCAGTTTCATCTTCATTGTCCAATTCAAGTACCAAATCATCATCATCAAAAAACTCTTCTTCGGTATCGTATTCTTCTTCTTCAATTCCATATAGCTCTAAATCACCTCTTGCTACTTGTTCATCAGTTAATTCTACCCCATACAATTCAAGATTCTTTTTTCTTTCATTATCTCTTTCTATTGTTCCGTCTTCTAATTCATGTTCTTGGTATTCTGCCTCTTCACCATTATCCAAAACAACAACAAATTTTTCTGGCTCTGGTGGTGGTGGCGGGGGCGGAGGTGGTGGTGGTGGTAATGTAGTAGTTGTAGTTGTGGTGGTTGTTGTTGGCTCAATATATTTAAAACTTATATCATCAACTAATGTCCAATCATTTAAGGTTAAGGTAAATTTATCAATAAAGGTGTCCAATGTTTCTCTAATGTTGTAAACAATGGTTTCATACATTGTCTCAGCAGTCACAAATTGTTGTGCCTCAATAGTGTTTGTTTGTGTTGTTTCATCAGTATGTGTATAGGTAACAGAAGATTCATTATTTAATGCACCAATAATAAAGCCAACCTCATATATTTCAATTTCTAATTCTTCTTCATCAATAATTGTTGTATTTGGTAAATCAAATTCATAAGTATTTGAATCACCACCATGTTGCATAAATTCTAAATTTATACAGTAATCAGTACAACCATATTGACCTGTCCAGTCATTGTTTATATCTATATTGTTTTCAGTTTCATTACCGTTTAAATCTAATTGATCTTCAGGAATAACAATATCTGTACTTTGTTCCCATGTTTCTGGGATCGTGGTTGTAGTAGTACTAGATGTGGTAGTTGTGGTTGTTGTACTACTAGATGTAGTTGTTTCTTCTTCTACAATAGTTGTGGTTGTTGTACCGTCAAAAGTTTCTACTTGTTCTACTTCACCCTCTAAAATAGTAGTTGTTGTTGTAGTGGTTGTAGTTGTTGTGGTTGTATTGTTTTCATTAGCAAATGCAACATAAGGCACCGCCAATATGCAAACAATTATGATATGCAACAACTTTTTTAAGTTGTCCACTAACCTTTGTTAGTTGGTGTCCATTCTTCTAAGCCGTTTTGAATCGCGGTTACACCTGCCACTAGTCCTGCTACAAATGCGTTCTGTAAAACATCAACCTCAACCATTCCAGTTCCACTAGCAACTAGTACACCTAAAAATGCTTGTATAAATGTTCTAAGAGTTCTTATACCGACTTTCATAAGCCAATCTTTATTAAACATTATTCCTCTTCTTGTTTTCCAAATTGGCGTTTTTTGTATTGGGTGCATTTATGATTTAGACATTTCCAAATCATTTCATTTGCTATCAGTGGTTTTTTACAAGTAGGGCAATCTATTACCATGCCTACCTCCAAATCTTACTGAAAGTTTATACCGTCCATTTTAGCACTAAGTATCTTAAGCTCGCCTTTAATCTCTGATATTTTATCGTCGATCATCTTTGCGTTAACATATTCACTACCAGTTTTATTAGAAATCTTAGTCAAGTTACTTAGATTTATTTTGGACACAATTAAAGATACTGATTCGCCATTTTCTAATGCAGTTGCTACTTTTGGATAAAACTTCTTATATGCATTACCAGATGAGCCAATAAATCCGTCCTTTGATACATCTAAGTCTTGTTGTGTGTCGCCAACCAAAACGCAACCTGCGGTGTTTTCATCGGTATTACCTAGATGAAAAAGCACCCATTTAAAGTTTGGTATGTCTTTGATCTCAAGCATGCCTTTGTGAAAATTATATTTTGCACTATATCGATTATGGAAACCACCTTCTTTGCGAAATTCTACTGGGTATGTACCCTCTGGAATACAAGTTTCACCATAAACTTTTTTATCTTGGTATTGGTCTTCTAAGGTAAAACATTCGAATACCTCATCTATAAATAAAAGACCATTGGTGGCGTCATTACCAAATTGAGTTCTTATTAAGTTAATTTTCATTAACTAGGTTTTGGGTTTGCGTCTTTAACTGCTTTGACGGCCTTATACCATTCACCAGTCTTGTCGCCTTTACCTGCAGTCATGTCATGGTATAGAAGATCAAGTTGCTCACCTAAAGCAGGGTAGTTTTCTTGTCTAGCCCTTGCGTAGCCATTATCTTGTTCATTTAATTTAGATTGTGCCAAATCTTCAATTGCTTGGTCGTATTCTGCGTCTGTAAACTCTCGTCTTTCATTATTAACTTGAGCATACAAAGGTTTTGCAGATTCGATCTCTGAAGTAGCTTCAGTTCTAAATTGTTCTATTGTTTTTATTGCCATAGTTCTCCTATCTTACTATATATTTCTTATACTTACTTCTTTAAAGCATATAATGTAAATGTTCCACTAGCTATGTTTCCACTTGACATAAAATAATTTACTCCATTGTGTGCTTCTGCAACTGTATAAACCCAACCACCTTGTCCACCCATTAAGCTACCACTATCATAACTTCTAAAAACAAGCTCATCAGTAGCAAAACTATATTCACTTGAATTATTAAAGTTAAACAAGTATTGAACACCCTGTAATGTTTCCTCTGTTCCTGTTCCCATAGCTAACTGTGTATTTACAAAAACTTCAGTTTGATTAGTAGCACTATTATTTGAAAAACTTGTATTAGCTCTTAATGTTTTTTTTGCATAATCATAATTAGAAGTAGATTGTGCAGTTCCACTAGCAGTTACCCTAACCTTTAAACTTTGTATATCTGTGTCTCCTTGAATATCTCTTAACACAACTTTATACACATCATAAGTGCTATCAATTCCAACTAAGGATACAGAACTTACTGCACCTGAAACTATTTCCTCATCTATTTTTATTAAGCTACCTGCCATTATTTAACTCCATATACTGTTACTGCTCCAACACCTGCTTTTAAAGCAAAACTTGCATTATTTGAAAATTCAACCATATTAAAACCTCTAATTGTTTCTGTTGATTTATGAACACCAATAAATTTTATACCTTGTCCATTTGTTTCATTAGAATAGCTTGAACTTTGTCCTTGAATAAAAGTGTAACTACTAGAATCATTTGGATTATACACATACAATATTGCATTACCTTCTGCTCCTGCTTCACCATCTGTAACCCAATAAACATCCATATCTGCTGAATTAGTACCTTTTCTTTCAGAAAAAGAAGTACCTGCCCTCATATCTAAAGAAGCATAATCATACTCACTAGCACTAATTACTGATCCAGAATTATCTATAAATCTAAACTTATACCTAGCTGCTGTTGTGTTAATGCCTTGCAATCCTCTTAAAACAATACAATATACATCATATTTATCTGTAAATATTTCATCTATTGAAAGTGATGCAGTTTCAGTTGGAACAACAGATTTTATAAATTCTAAATTAGTAGCCATTATGAGTATTCCTTTATGCCATATAAAGAGTATTCCCCATCTGCTATGTTGCTACCATTAGACATTATGATACTTATACCATCTACTGTTGTTGCTACATCATAAACAAAACTTCCAAAACTTGTTCTATAGTTACCATCATTTTGTATGTATGTAGAGTGTGTTGTAAAAAAACTGTACTTAGTGCTA